GGGATAGGTGCCACCCATGTTTTATAGAGCATCGAGTTCGAAACGAAGAAGCGTGCTTCAATCCCCAAAATTATGACCAAGATCCTCGATTTGGAAGTCGAATTCAGGCTCAAAGTGTGCCGTGATCGAAGGCAAGTCGTACTAAGCCCTTGATGATATTCATCTGTGAGAATTAGCGGTGGATAGACAGGTGAATGGGCGGTCTAAGAGCTACGGCGACCGAACGGCTCTCTCTTCCAACGGCAGCCAAGGCGGACAGCAACCCTCAGAGGGAAGCTCAGCAGCGAGCCTTTCAATCAAGATGGATGTGGTCGCGCGCCAGACCTCGCAGAAGAGGGTGTAGGCCACCTTCCAGGCCTTACGCAGCTCAGTTTGAGTGGTGTGGACCCAGGGAGCGGGGCTCCACTTTGACCCCTTGGGTTTGCTGTGTGGACTCTGGCCGAGAACCTCTTTGGGGCTCATTGCTTTGCTCGGATGGGGCGCGGGATGCCGCTTGAGAGCCTCGGCGATCAGCTGCTGCCACTTGGCGCGCAGCTCAACAGGTGAGAGCCCCTCCCACATCGGAGGCGGAGTAAACTCGACGGTGCAATCCTCGGCGACATCGGCCAGCACCGGGCGAAGGCCACGCTTACCCTTGGGTGCGTGCTCCCATCGCAGCCTCAGCTTATGGAGCGTGGTGCGGTCATACCAGACGCCTTTTAGCGGCACTCCCTCGGTTAGGGGCTGCGTCCATCGCACACCAGGCCAACTCTCCAAGTTTTCAATGAGCCCATCTTTTACATTGTGAGCAGACAGGTACATCAGACGATCTTTGAGAGCCTGATCATCAAGGATGGGGATATCGCGTGTGCGCCGCTCCCAATGACTGTTGCGCCAGTCGTAGAGATCGCCCAGCTCCTTGGAGACATTGGTCTTGAAGTGAGACTTGAAGTGGGCCTTCCAGGTGGCAGAGCGAGCGGCGAGGACGATGTGGAGATGGTTTGAGGTGCCTGCGAGGAGGTGAAGGCGGATATGCTCACCGTAGAGGCGCTGTGAGCGGGCCAAAACACCGATTAGGCGGCGGTTGGCCTCCTCTCCAGGCCTGAGGAGGAAGCGGCCTTGATGGCAGCGCATCGTCAACTCAAAGATTTGCCATTCGTGCTGTTGGTACATGAGGGGGCGTCCCATGGGCTCCTCCGGCTTTGGTGTGACCAGAGGTGACAGGGCAAGGGGTGGGCCTGAAGACGCCTTTCCTTAAATTTCAGGGGGATATGAGACTGGTGATGCTGTTTTAGGGTTAAAATCCGGCTAAATTCTGGACGGCATGGACAGGGAGGGGCCTGAGCTAGAGCTTCTGAGCGAGCCCTATATCGAGCATTGCCTTGACGAAGGAGGCCGCCTTCTCCTCTTCGCTGTCGCCCTCAATCAGCATCTCGATTCCCTTCAAGCGGCCAGCGGCCTCGACGGCCCAGTTGATGTACTCACTGAGCGTTTGCTCCTCCTGGCCGAAGGCGAGCATGCGCGATCTGGACCGGGGTGCCCTCAAGCACACGGCCATCGCTCATCATGCGGATTCTCATGACCAGCTCTCCTCGCTGACGCTGCGCCAGTCTCCGTTGAAGATGATGGGATAGCCTCGCCCCTGCTCTTTGGAGAGGAGGTAGGTGAGGGCTTGGGCGCCGCCTTTGAGCTTGATGCTTTGGCGTCGATAAAAGCTGGGGTGGCCTTCGAGGCGATCAAGGGCGACGAGGGTGGCTGGGTCGACTTGGTAGAGCTCACCTTGGACGCTGGTGCTGCCGCCTTGGATCATGGCAGGGAAGGCACCGAGGGTGATGAGGGTGAAGTTGGGGTTGGTGGCGGCCTCGCTTATCAGGTCGCGATCATCGAGGAGGTGATGGTTGGGCTGGCCTCTGAGGAGGGTGCCATAGACGAAGACCTTGGTGAGGTTGTTGGGGTGGCTCATTGAGCGGCTCCTGCAGCTTGGATCAGGGGTTGGAGGTTGAAGCTGTGGCGGCGATAGGCATCGTGGATGATCTGGAAGTAGGCGAGCGAGGGGCGCGCCATCTGGGGCTTGGGCTTGATGTAGACCTGGACTTGGCGCCGCTGCTCATCAAGCCAGATGAGGAGGCGCTTGCGGCGATAGGTCCAGGGGTGCCCCTCGTAGCGGTCGAGCTGGGCGAGGTCGTGGGGGTCGAGGCGCCAGATGAGGCCCTCTACATCTGAGCCTTTGGAGCGGATGACGGTCGCGACGGCGCCGCCCCAAAGCGCGCTCCTCCCAGCGAAGGCGAGGCGGTAGTTTGAGAGGGTGGCAGGGGCGATGAGCTTGGCGCTTGGGCAGCGTGTGGTCATCTGGGCGGCGTCGAGATTTGAGCCGTATGCGAAGTAGAGGGGCATGAATGGTCTGCGTTCCCTTTGTGAGTGCTCTGTACATCGCTTCCTTTTGGGGCAGAGTCCAGTGGTTGAGGTGATTCTTTGTGATATTTGAGAGGCATATCTCTCCATACCGCGTGATTCCGGATTAGGATGCGGAGGGTTTTGCGCAGAAGGTGTGCTGTGAGGCGCCTGTGCGCGCTCTGTGGCGTGGAGTGACTGGGCTTGGGAGGATGGGGCGGGTGGCCCGCTTGGAGCGCCCTGTGGGGCGCGTGTGGCGCCGGTGGGGGTCAAGCGCTCTGGGCGGTGGGTCGGCCATGCTTCCAGGCGGCGGAGCCTTGGAGGTTGGCGAGGAGGTGGAGGCGGGCGGTCTTGAACTCTTCGCCTATGAGGCCGAGGCTGAGGAGGAAGACCCTGAAGTCGTATTTTGCGGTAGCGCGGTTGAGAGGACGGCGCTTGCTTGAGGCGGCGCGTGCGTTGATGGCCTTGGCGGCGAGGGCGAGGGTGAGTTGGATGTAGGCTTTGATCTTGCCAGCGTGGAGGGTGGCGTTGAAGGCGCGGATCTCGATGGTGCCTCTGAACCAGACGTTGTGTAGGTTTAAGGCGGCGTAGCGGGTTGAGTCGTAGTGGATTGGGTTTGCGTTGTGATATCCGTACCACGCTTCGTTGATGGCTGAGAGGGTGTTGGGGCGCTGCCTCTCAATCTTGTCGAGGAAGGCTTGGTCGATCCCTTTGCACCAGCGCCGTTGCCGCTCTTGGCTGACGCTGAGGGCGTGCATGATCAGCTCCTCTTGCTTGTTAAAAATCTTGACCATGTTGCGGATGGCCTTGGGGCTGAATCTGGCGGCGTCGATGTGGATGTGGATTCCGCAGGAGGCGTCAACCTGGGCTCCGACCCTGCGCGCCGCGCGGATGATCTCTTGGAGGGTCTCGATGTCGTCGTAGCGGAGGATGGGGCTGACGATCTCGGCTTGGAGATCGCGGCTGGCGCTGAGGCTTGAGTCGGCCATGACCTTCCAGGTGCGTCCGTCGTTGGCGATGACCTCGTAGGGGTCGTAGACCGAGGAGGAGCCGATGCGCCTGACGTAGCCGCCGGTGATGCTCTTGATCGCTTGAGCGACCGTGTTGCGTGTCTGTCCGATGGTCTCGATCTCAATCCCGAAGCGCAGTGTTTTCATCTTTTCCCCTTTGTTTTTGGGCGGTTGCGCCCTCCTTGTGGACACACACATCGCTTCGTTCGGGGTGTTAATCCAGGCAATGTCAGAAGAAAAAACGAAGTATTTTCAGTGCTTTGAATAGCTTTGAGTGTTCGCGCAGTTAGCAGTTGGGAGCGAGCGAGGACTCGTTAGGATGAGGTCGATATCAGACGGGAAATGGCGAATGATTAGGGTCTGTCAGGGCTGTGTAGGCGCTAGATGCTCTTGTTCAGGGCACAAAGAGGACAGCTACTGTGTCTTCATCAATGCTTTGGAGGTAGAGGTGCAGGGCGTGGCGGAAGCAGCTCATGCGGCTCTTGAGGCCTTGGCGGCGCCAGGCTTGGTCGAGGGCGGCGACGTGCTCGGTGGGGAGGCGGAGGGGGATGACCTTGTGCTCGATGGAGGGCTGATCAGGGTGGCGGCGGGTGGTGGGGCCGATGGGGACGAGGCCCTTCTGGGCTTGGCGGATCTTCCAGATGAGGTAGCGGCGGTTGCTTGAGCGGGTGGCGCGGCCAAGGACCTCAAGGTAGCGGGCTTGGAGGGCTTCGAGGTCGAGCTTGAGGATGCTGATGGGCTCCTCGGTCTCGTTGGTCTGGAGTGGCTCCTCAGCCTCATTGGCTTGGGGCAACTCCTCAGCCTCAGAGGCTTGGATGATGGTCTCCTCTTCTTGGGTGATCTCTTCTCCATTCATGGCGATCTCCTCTTCGTTGATGATGGTCTCTCCGGCTTCTTCAGCGGCGGCTTGGGTGAGCACCTCTTTGATGCGGCGCAGGAGGTAGGTCTTGTTGGGGCAGCGCGTCTCCTCACCGACGATCTCAGCGAAGCGCATCTGAAGTTCAGGGAGGCGCAGGGCGCGTAAGGTGTCGAATTGAGCGGTGATGCTGATGCCTTCAGTCATGCTTCTCTCCTTCTGGATGCCGCTGTGGGCGTTGAGCGTGACGACATACAGGCTTCTCTTGTGCGCTTGTATCAAGGTCTATTTAGAAGGAACTCGAATAGATCTGATCAGCTGCTCTTGCGAAGCTCAGTGATGGCTTCTTTAAGGGCGACGAGCGCGACTTCTACTTTGTTGATGGCGATGGTCTGCTGAGTCGAGATGTCAGCGACGCGCTCATAGAGTTCACGGAGGGCTGCGTCTTTGCGCTCATTGACCTTCCAGAAGGCCCAGCCCAGGATGGCGACGAGCCCGTAAGGGCCAGATGCTTCAAGGAAGGTCGCGATGCTTGTGTAGTCAGTATCCATGATGTTCCTTTAGATGTGGGTGCTTAGGTCAGAGACATCAGCGAAGCGACGCACGCCTGTGGCGCGTCGGATGGCCTCTTCATAGGCGAGGCAAGGGGGGAGGCCCGCTTCCAGGCGAAGCCAAGCGTAGAGCGCGGGCCAGGCGGCGTCGGCGTGTCCAAAGTAGTGATGGGCGTAGACGCCTGGGGCTCGCTCTTCAGCGCCTTTGACGCGGCCCAGGGCGACGTGTCCCTTGCGTTGGGCGCCGATCCAACTCCGAGGGATGTTCAAGCCCAGAGCGTCGGGGCTGGTGAGCCAAGCGATGAGCTTCGAGGTGGCCTCAGCCTGCTCAGGAGTCGGGAGGATGTAGGCGCGCTTATGCGCCCAGGGGGCGTCCTTGATGGTGCGTCGCCAGGGGAGCGAGGCCCTGAGCCGCTTTGGGTAGTAGGGGTTGATGATCTCAACGCCGACTGAGGGGCCGTTGTGGCTCTTGGCGTGGGCGAGGCGGTCATGGGCGAGATCGGCGTGCTGAGTGACGTGACCATCAGGGGCGATCATGAGGTGGACACCAAGGCCGCGGCGCTGAAGGACAGCGGCGGTTGAGGTGGTGTTGTTGGTGACAGACTCGTGGAGGATGATCTCGTTGACCTGGCGGCCTTTGCGGCTGCGGCTCTTGAAGGTGGGGATATCAGGGTGATGGAAGTTGGTGAGGCTGAGGCCAGGTGGGGCCTTGAGGGCTTGGCCTGCGCTGATGATGGAGTTGTGGGGGCTCACGGCTTCTCCTGTGGCTTGGTGGGGCTAAGAGGATCTGAAGGGCTTGCTGCTTTGAGGTGCTCGGGCTCTTCTCGGGGATCGAAGGAGTCTGGGACGAAGTAGCGGAAGGCCATCAGCTCACCGATGCGCGCCGCGGAGTGTTGGCGCTCCTTCTTTAGAGTGGCCTCTCCGTTGGCCCAGACAGCGCGGGCTGCGGAGCTGAACTGCTTGAGGTTGGCTTCAATGAAGGGCTCAGCCTTAGGGATGGCGATGAGGCTGCGTTGAGCTGAGACGGGGAGAAGCGCGGCCTGCTCGCAGAGGGCTTGGAGGAGCGCGGGTCGATCTTCGCTGATGTGTAGGAAGAGCAAGAGGGGGCGGGGATCTCCCTCCTTGAGCAGCTCGTCGAGGATCTCTAGGCGCCTCTTGTCGGTCTTGAAGGTCGCCTCGAAGCGCTCGGTGATGGCGCCCCAACAGGGGATATGGCCGTCTGAATCTCCCTCTTTGATGAAGTCAGCGTAGCCCTTGGCGCCCTTGGTCCTGAGCTTCTTGAGGCGGGCTGAGATGGAGTCTCTTGGAGCCATCAGTCTCTCCTGTATGCGGTGACGGTGACGTAGAGCTTCTCTGCGGAGAGGTTCTGGGCGGTGATCCGGTAGTCCTTGTCGTCATCTCCCTGATCGAGCTTGGTGACCCAGAGGCGGAGGTCATCGCTGAGCTGTCCTCTGATGTAGGTGGTCGCTTGGGGGAGGTTGCTCGCGTCGAGGTGATTGTAAGAGATGGTGACGAGATCCGGGCGGTCTAGGAGGGTGGTGAAGTCGATGGAGGAGCCTGGGTCCATGGGTCGAGAGCTGTTGTAGATACGGCGCAGATAGTGGTCATCGTGGTCATGGCCAGCGGCGGCGAAGGCGTCGGCGTGTTGGCCATCAAGGGTGTCAGCATCGCCGACCTGCTCATCGCTCTTGTAGTAGCGGGCGTCATGGTCTCCTCCGTTGATGTGTTCGTTGAGCCAGGTGAGGAGGCTCCAAACGTGACTGCGCAGGTTCCCAGATGCGAGGGTGTGAGGGCTCCCAGAGAGGCTGGCGTTGCCGACGAGGTTGGCGCCTTGCGATGAGAGGGTGCTGCTGAGGTCGTTGACGATCTCCTGAAGCTGGGCCTGGACGCTGGTTGATGAGATGTGGCCATGAGGCGCGCTGTTGATGGCGCTGGCGTGATGCGCGGCGGTGGCGGCGCTGACATGGTTGTTGAGGAGGTTCAGGAGTTGTGAGAGCTGGGAGTTGATGTTGCTGGCGGGGATGACATGAGGGGAGCCGGGGATGGCATCAGCGCCGATGAGCCGCGCGCCAGGGCTCCCGCTGGTGGCGGAGCTGAGCAGGGTGATCAGCTCGGTGAGGGCGGCTTGTAGATCATCGGAGGTGATGAACCCAGAGGGGCTGAAGTCGATGGCGGCGGCGGGGTGACGGCGACCGGCTCCTGCGAAGTGGGTGTTCAGCTCAGTGTCTACTTCATCGAGGGCGGCTTGAGCTGTCTCCAGAGCGGGTTGGAGGATGGTCCAAGCACCTGACTGGACTCCAACTGCGTCGCCTTGGGCGAAGATGAAAGCTTGGCGGCGGCTGAGGTCGATGTCTGCGTTGAGGAGCTGACTCTGGGCATAACCGCGATGCACATCGCAGATGAGGAGTTCATCGGCCTGGAGGGCGACCCTCTGCTCTGAGCCAGAGGGGCCTTCAGGGGCTTGGCGAACGATGATCTCGAAGGACTCATCGTGGCGGAAGAACACCTGCTGAGCGTTGCCATCGGTGCGAGGATCTGAGAGCTGACGGGTGAAGCGCAGGAAGACGCCGAGCCAGCGAGCGTTCCCTGGGATGGTGATCTCGGTGGGGATGCCGACGAGATCTGAGGCGCAGTCGATGGTCTGATCGGTGCCGAAGAAGATCCGCTGCCCGAGGCGATCATAGGCCCGAGTTGGTGAGGTCAGATCTACGCTGAGATCGGGGACAGGGCTGTGTTGAGCGGGAGCTGCTCCTGAGATGATTCCGTAGATGCCAAGGTCAGCGGCTAGATCATGGTCAGCCTGTTCAAGCAGGGTGAAGGCGAGGTCTAGCTCCGCCTCGGTGACACGTTGTTTGAAGTGAAAATCAACCCTTGAAGCCATAGCTGTCCATCTCCGCTCTGAGCGCAGAGGGGGCTGCGCAGAGCTGTGGTTAAAAAAGTGTCTCAGTTGAATAGAGCTGGAGATGGGGGCTGGTGGGACGCTGGCTGGACGGGAAAGATGAGGTTGGGGATATTTTCTGGTTTGGGTGTCAGGAGAGGCGGGAGCTGTCGCCGATCCTGCTGATGCCGAATTCCCGTGAGGTCCGGCACCGGGCTGTGCTGGGTCGGGACCGCCCCCGTGACGATGCCGTAGACTCCGATGTCAGCGGCAAGGTCCTGATCGGCCTGCTCAAGCAGCTCGCACGCGAGATCCAGCTCGGCCTCGGTTACCCGCTGTCTGAAGTAGAAGTCTACCCGGTCGGCCATGTGCGCGCGGCTCCTGTGGCTCCGCGCGGGCAGACCGCACGGCTCTCGTCACGGGGGCTTGCCCCACAGGAGTAGAGCCGGGCGTCAGCTGGGCTGGGACAGACGGGCAACGGCTGTGTACACCGCCTTCTTCATGGTGGTACTCTGGAGGTTAGGTGGATGTCGCTCGCAACCCGATGACGGAGCCATCCTTTGCTCTCGTGACGCTGAAGAACATCAAGGATCCGCTGATGGACTACATCGAGGTTGACGGTCATCGAATTCCCGTCGTGAGCATGGCGGAAGTGGTGAAGCCGGTCTTCGAATACTTCGAGCGTTCGCCGGGAGATGAAGGGGTCAAGGCAGACATCCTCCGGGCGCTACGGCAGGCAATAGAGTCCGGTGACGTGCAAGAGATGCGGCGATTCTTGTCTGACGACCCCGCTTTGTGGCTTGGCACACTTCAGGATGCCTACTTCTTCAAGGATCGCCAACCACTGTCGGGCTATCCCGAGTGGGCAAAGGCAAAGTGCGACTTGCTTGTCGAAGTCGTTCGTCGGACGCGAGACGATGACGGAATCATCCAGCACATCCTCAACTACGAAGACTTTCATGTCGAGGTGATGCCATTCCCGTTTGGGCCGCGCTTCGTGGTCGAGATCTACGACCAACGTGGACTGGACTTCTTTCTTTTCCACTACATGGGGGGCGAGACCGATGCCCACTCGGATGAGGCACTGTTCGAACACGCGTCCTGCGTAGCCACTGCGCTAGGATCCATCGGACGGCAAGAGGAAGCAAAGGATGTTTCGGCGCAGCTTCGAGCTCGCCGTCAACGACTGGAAGCGATTGCACGAGAGTTTGAGGCTCCCAACTCTCACGCAGACGCACCGGCTCTAAATTGTCTACGGATACGCGGTGAGAGGTTCTGGTTCGATTATCTGTCGGAGCCAGTGTGGCGGGCGCTCGCCGAGCAGTCGAGACGCGAGCTGCTCGACGTCTTCGCGACTGAGTACCTACTTCGGGCGGAGGTGCTGACAACATGGAGCAGCGCTGCACTGATCCTCTGCAAGGTGCTTGAGCGAGAAGCAGTAGAGACCTTCTTCTCTCGGTGGAAGACAAACTTCGCGGAAGGCGAATTCGTCCCTCCAAGTTCGTCATCCAAGCGGTTGCAGCGTCGAATCGACTCCAGACGCGTAACATTTGATGTGCTGCATAGAGCAGCGCGTGGACAGGCAGCCCCTCCTACTTTGGGCCAGCTGGTTTTTCTGACGTCCTTCTGGGACGACGACGTAATGGATTCGTGCACGCCGGTGTTTAGCGACATTCGGCTGAAGGCAGAACAGTTCGACCCAGAGCATTCCAAACATGTGCAGCGACTCACTGGTCTTCTTAAGGAGCCGCTTTCTCCTGCAGGACAAATCGAAGTTAGCGTTGTGCAACTCCGGAACGAGTCCGCACATCCGCAGCCCGACCAATCCGCGGATTGGGAGCATCACGTTGCCTGGCTCAAACAGGCCCTTGGTGAGCCTCCACGTCAGATTCTGCGGCTTGTGACTGTGGACACTCGGGTGCCGATGCAAACCTAACGAGACCGGACCACCCCCACAGCTGTTATCAGTGTAGGTCCGTCGTCACGCCGACCTCGCTGACACCCAGCTCCCAATGGTCGATGAACGCCGGCGGCGCGGGCTCGACCAGCGTCACGAAGTGGGTGTGGGCGGGCTTGAGGTACTCGACGATCACGCGGAGCTGCTCGCGCTGAACATCACCAAGATGTACGCCCACCTCCACATCGAAGGCGTAGCGGGCAAAGCGGCTTGAGGGGCCGAGGGCCCAATCTTCCCCGAGCAGCGACTCACCCAAGATCATCGCTTCTCCGGCGTAGGGCATGACCGTGAGCACCTCAACGCCAAGGAAGAAGCGGACAGCGTTGATGATGCCGATGGCGGTCCCCTTCTGGCGGTACATCTCAACGAGGACTGAGGCGAGGCGGCGCTTGTCGAGGGTGTTCAACTCAAAGCTGAAGGGGTCGCCGAGATCCTGAAGGATGAGATCGAGGAAGGGGGCAGGGGCGCGCTCTAAGTCGAAGATGTCAGGGAAGCGGTCGATGCCAGCCAATAACAGGTCGGTGATCTCTTGGAGGCAGGCGATGAAGCGCCTCAAGTCGCCAGTGAGGTCAGCGCGGCGGTTGTGCTTGGGGAGCATCTCCCAGAGCTTGAAGTGTCGGTTGATGGGTTGGCTGGGCCTGAAGCCTGTGAAGATGACCTGGTCGCTGGGGGCCATGACGGGGTTGCCCGCGAGGTCAGTGACGCCTTCGATGGTGAGTCGATAGCGCGCGTCAGGGCTCATCTCAGCGCTCAGGGTTAAGGTGAGCACGTTGCCCTCTGTGTTGGCCGCTGTGGCGCTGAGAGGGATGGCAGGAGCATCCATCGGGGTGAAGAGGAAGGCTGCGTCGGGGGGCGCGAGGACGGGCTCGTCGAAGCCAATGCGGAGGGTCTTGGGGCCTGTGGCCTGGGCGCTGGTGACCTTGGGGGCCGTGCGATCTTCGACTTGGAAGCTGTAGGTCTCATCAAGAGCGTGCCCGTCGGAGGTGAGGGCGAGGACGCGCACAGAGACAGTCGCTTCGCTGGCGAAGGGCTGCAGGGGATCAAGGCGGATGTAGAGGGTGTCTGGATCCAGGAGACTGGCTGCTCTGGGGCCGTCGAAGCCTGGGAGGTGTTCAGGGGATTCTCCGCCGTTGAAGGCCGGTAGACCGTCGATCCAGACGCGGGCAGATGCGCGGTTGATGCCTGCTTCACCAGGGTCAACGATGTGGATCGTGAGCGCGGAGTCGATGGGAACAGCATCTTCTCCTGGGCTTGGATCACGGTTGCTGAGGAGGGGGCGCGTTGAGGCGATGATGGTGGCGATGAGATCAACACGCAGGAGGGGCAGCTCAATGGCAGGCATCGCTCAGATCCTCACCAAGCTCAGGCGCACGCCGATGAGGTGCGAGCCGCTGAGCTTAGAGACATTTGCGGCCATATCGTTGAGCTTTCGGCTTCTCCCTGGCGAGCAGCGAGCGAAGGCCCTGATGAGGTTGTCTACAGCGATGGATGCCTCCCAGAGATAGTCCTCGGGTGTGCTCTTGGGGACAGTCAGTTGGAGCTGAGCGCGGATGAAGTCAACGTCGCTGAGGTCCATCTCCTGTTGGATCTCAACGCGGTCACCGTTGACGAGCTCATAGAGGTGTCCCGGTTCATCAGATCCCAAGACGAAGTTGTATTCCGAAGCCCCATCGGCAGGGAGGCGTCCCTGAGTCTGGCCCAGATCTGCGTTGAAGGCGGTCAGCTCCATGATCAGAGCTGCCTGTAGAGCTCGAGGTGGTCAAAGTAGCCTCGCCTCGTGACATCCTTGACTGAGAAGCCAAAGCCCGCGCGGCCTGAGGTGAGGGGCTGAGAGCCGCTGTTGATGCCGAGGTGATCATCGATGAACTCGGTCATGCCAGGGATAGGTTGCCAATCTGGAGGATCATTGAGGGGGTGGGCTTCGAGGTCATTTTGGAAGCTCTGGAGGATCACATCGCCGTTGTCGTTGACGATCACGTCGAGGCGCAGGTGGAGCCATGTCGCCTGAGAGAAGCTCTCAGAGGACTTGAGGAGGACACCAGGGCCATCTGAGTGAGGGAGGCCGTTGGCGATGGAGCCTTTGCGCAGGACGACGGGGTATGGATCGTCATCTGAGAGGCCCAAGAGGTAGCCTTGATCATTGACCGAGTTACCCTGGCCGCAGAGATAGAGGAAGGGAGAGAAGCCTGTGGGGCCGCCTCCTGCTCCACGCTGCACACAGCCTCGGATGGAGCCTCCCTTTGACATGGGAGCAAAGTCAGCTTGGTTGGTGAAGAGAGCCACGCAGCCCTCTATTGCGGCCAGGGAGTTGAAGGCGAAGAGGAAGCCTCCTCCGCCAGGAGGTCGTTCAATGCCTGCGGTGACGCCTCGATCCACGGTGCTGATGTCGAGGCCGTCGTTGAGGTAGGTCCAGTCAGTTTGAGCCATGAGGTTCTCCTTAGAGGGTGTTGGCGAGGTCCCAGCTGTCGTTGAACTCTTCCAGGGGCGAGAGATCCGGCTCGAACCGCGCGGGCGCTGTGGGGACCGTCAGCCAACTCCAGAAGTAGCTGATGTTGCCGTACCACTGGCTGTTGAAGCGCTCGTGAGCCTGGCTGTTGAAGATTGCCGGAGCGGAGGATGTGTCGAGCCAGGAGCTGGCGAAGGAGCTGTTATCCCAACCCTGCTCGTACCCTTCGGCGTTTGCGGGCTCAAGCAAGCTAGGGGGCAGCTCAAAGAGGTAGTGACCAGCGTCCCAGCTCTCCTCAAAGTCTTCATGAGCCTCGCTGTCAAAGATGGCGACGATGACGGGCAGCTCATTAAGGCTGTGATGCCAGGAGATCCACTCGAAGCGTTCAGAGGCTTTGACCGGATCGGCTCCAAAGCCCGCGATGCGCTCTCCGTGAGTGAGACAGATCAGGGTCCAGTGCTCCGCTTCACCAGGGAGCACACCAGGATCTTGAAAGCGTGGGTTGAGGAGGGCCATCAAAGGAGCCCTCCTGTATCTCCATCGATCAAGGTGATGGTGCCCAGGGTGAAGAACTCTCGGGCATGAAGGCGAACATCAACAGCTTGGCCATTGAGGAGCAGATCATTGCTGAGCTTGCGGACTCCGAGCGTGTCTCGGACGACGTTGAAGATATCTGACCAAGCGACCTCTCCGGCGACGTTGCCGAAGCCATCCTTGAGGTTGAAGCCGAAGTCCACACGCGGGTTGGGCGTGCCGTCAGGCTCGCTGATGCGGAAGAAGGTGGCGAGGTTGGCGCGCACATGATCTCGCACCGCTGAGGCCGTTTGGCCTGCTCTGATGTAGAGCCGCGCTGTGATGTTGATTGGGCGATAGACCGGATCGAGCACCTGGACCTGAAAAGTGAGCGTGCAGGGATAGATCTCGGTGACCTGACGCAGCGCGAGGTTCTTAAGCGCCGGTGTTGGGAGCCCTCCGCCTTGAGGGATGACGTAGAGGATGCCTGCGTTCTCGTCGATGCTGCCATCCTCGTTGGAGGTGAGCATGAGCGCGCGAGCCACACCTGGGAGGCGGCGCGCGTTGATCTCAAAGTCCTCTCGAGCGACAGAGCGAGTCAGGGCTCGCAGGCTTTCAGGAGCGAGGAGCTTGGCTGAGGCGACGCTCTGACGATCTGCTCCTCCGCTGGCGGGCTGAGGGTTTGAGGCGCTGAGCTGAACTGGGCGCCCGTGAGTATCTCTGAAGGCCCCTTCAAGGACGATCAGGCGCTCAGCGTCAATGTTGCCAGTGGCTCCTCCACCGGTCTTGTAGTTGATGGTCAGGGTGCCGCTTGGAGGCAGACCGCTGATGGCGTTGCCGAAGCGGAGGGTGGCGCGGTCGTTGTGGTCGATGATGACCGTGAAGTGGCGCTCATTGGGGCCTGAGTTGAGGAAGCTCTCTGCCTCAGTGAAGGCTCCAGAGGCTGTGCTTACTTCAACAGAGCCATCTAGATAGGGCCTGCGCTCCAAGAGGATCTCAAGGTCATGGAGGCCCTTGGCGTCATAGCGTTGTGTATGGGGCTTGGAGTGCTCGGCGATAGCAGTGATTGATCGCTGACCAACGGAGATCACCGCGTCTGTGAGGAGTTGGAAGCGGATGGGCTCAGTGACCTCTTGAGTCCGCACGACCGTGCCCTTGGGGATGACGATCTCAGCTCCGGTTGCTCTGGTGAGGGTCAGCTCAATCTCAGCCGTCGCGGCCCTGGCCCCATGGAGTTGGTAGCCGAGCATCCTGGCCAGGGCCATGACGTTCTTGCGCTGCGTCGCGGTGATCAACCGGGACTCTCGGGCGAGGTTGTCCTGATAGAAGCTCAGCACGTCGCCCACGAAGGCGTACATCTCCAAGAGGACGTTGCCGAAGCTGGCTACGTCGAAGTCAGTCCAGTCTGGGAAGACGCTCTGCACCAGAGCTTTAAGGCGCGAGCGGAGCGAGTCAAAGTCTTTGTCGGTGTATTGGACTTGGGCAGGGAGCAGACTCATAGGAGCACCTCCGCTTGAGCTTCGATGCCTGTGGCGCGCTCACGCACATGGAGATGAAGGGTGAGTGAGGTGCTATTGGAGACTACCTCCAAAGAGAGGATCTCCGCTGATGGCACCCATCGTCTTAGCGCGTCACGGACCTGCACTCGGGCCAGCTCACGAAGCACAGCGTCGTTGCGCTGATGACGCAGCTGCGAGAGCCCCGCGCCGAAGTTCGTTCGCCAGGGCAGCTCTCCCGCCTCGGTCATCAGGACCTGCTCCACCTTGGAGCGGAGGAGATCTGCGGCGCAGCCTGATGCGAAGTCTCTCTTCCTGTCTCTCCTGAAGGGGATCAGCAGCCCCTGGCGCTCTAAGCTCCTCATCATGGCACCGGGACCGCGCTACGCGCCGCCTGGAGCTGCTCTATGAGGGCGTTGAGAGGCTCAATCGCCTTATCAAGCGGAGTCCCTGCGAGATCAGAGAGATCTGGGACTTCAGGGGCGCCGATCATGCCGAGGAAGAGGTTGAGCAGGCCAATGAGCTTGCCCAGAGCGGCGAGGCTCTTACCCACGTTGGCGGCCTCTTGAGCCACGTTGGCTTGGGCGCACTCGATCACGGCCATCAAGCCCGCGTCATCAAGCTCTGTGGCGCGGTCGATGGCCCCGAGGATCTGCTGGATCTGGGTTTGGAGATGGATCAACAGGGTCCGAGCTTGGCGCAGCGTGTCGATGATGAGGTCGATGATCCCGATGATCGTCAGGGGCAGAGAGAGCTGAGGGATGAGCTTGAGGAGCTTGGCGACCTTCTCGGCGACCTGCGGGATACAGGCAGCGATGATCGTTGGATCAGGCGGCGGCCCCAGCACTTCTGGTAGGGCCTTCAGGCAGTTGAAGAGGGCGACGACTACATCAACGATGTCAAAGATGGGCACCAGTGGGGTGAGGGCGGGCTGGATCATCTGCATGAGGTTGATGTCAGAGATGGTGACGCCGCCAGGGAGGGTCAGCTCAAAGGGGTCTGGGATTTCGGGCAGCTCGATGCAGAGGGGGATCGACATGAGGGCTCCTAGATGGGATCTGGGATTGGGCGGACGGCTCGGCCTGCGATGGTGACGCGGGGAGCTTCGAGGCTTATGGCGCCGACGGCTCGGATGGTGATGGCGGTGGTGCCCTCCAAGGTGATGGTGTTGGTCTCGGCGTCGAAGAGGAGGTGGTCGCCGGTCTTCTTGTTGGTGAGCTTGAGGGCGCGGGCTCCCTTGGACTCGTTGAGCTCGATGCGAAAGGTGGGTGTGGCCAAGACGCGGTTGTCAGGCGATGAGAGCTGGGCTTCCTCGGGGACCTCGCTGACGCCATTCGGCTTGCCCCAGTGAGCGGAGAGGTAATATGGGGCCTCGACCGCACCCTGCTTAAAGAAGACGGCGACCTCAGCCTCAAGCTCAGGTACGGCGAAGAGGCCTGTGTCTTTGCTGCCTCCTCCGCTCGTTCCAAGAGGCCAAGCCCACGCGCTGTGGGGCTCTAAGATCCCAGGGATACAGACACGCACACGGCCAAGCTGTTGGGGATCTTGGCGGTCAGTGACATAGCCGATGTACATGCCGTGCATGTGTGGAGTGGGGAGATCATCGTCGAAGGGCTCAAACATCAACGTCTCCCTCCAACATGAGCTTCTGGATCATCTGCACCGATGGCTTGGTCGCCAGAGCGATACTCAATGTGGGCAGAGCCTGTGTCTGGATCGATCACCTCAACCTCGCTCATCGCCCCGCCTGTATTTGGGCTGCTGTGGTTGTGCTGCCCCTCCTGCTCCTGAGCGAGCTGCCTTGCCCTGCGCCCGCTGCCATCACGGGTGAGCTTGAGGTCGCAGATGTAGCCGCTTGAGGAGATCACATGCTTGATGGAGGTGATGTGATACTTGCCCGAGAGGAGCGAGGAGATGCCACGCACCTCAACGATGCTCTTGGCGCGCAGGTTGGGGTTGCCCACGACGCGCATGGAGAGCTTGACAGTGGCCCGCTCTGCTTTGCGAAAGCGCGCCGCTGCCTCTTGCTTAGCTTGGGCCTGCGTCGCCGCAGGGCTGGCGTGAAGGGTGGATGTGGCGTTGCGAGCTTGAAGGCTTGTTTCGCCGGTGTCGGGATCAACGACTTCGAGGACATCAGCGAGGGTTGAGCGCTCAGCGTTGGTGTTGTTGGTGCTGTGCTCAACGGTGCTGCGCGTGAGCGGATCGCGGCCTCTGACGGTGACGCGACCGGCTCGCCTGCTTAAATCGCTCTCAACATTGATCGAGAGGATCTCCCCACGCTCTGAGCCCGCATACCAAGTGAAGACGCGGGTCGGCGCTGTGCTCTGGCGGCGTCGATGGAAGTGGAGGCCATCATCATCAACGTAGAACTCAAAGCCCTCTTGGGCAGCGAGGCGTCGCAGAAAGCGGGCGTCGGTCTCTGAGGATTGGTTGATGACATCAAAGACCTCGTCTGTCTCCTCAACATCAAGCGACGCGCCCTCATAGCCACGCTCCTCTGCGATCTCTTGAGTGACTTGAGCGCGGCTCTTACCCTCCCAGGCACGGCTCTTGGTCTCATGATCCATAAGGGCGCTGATGGCGCGGCCCTCTAGAGTGAGCTTGGTGAAGCCCTTGAGCTTCTGGATCACTACTCGGCGTGGAGGAGCCATCTGGCCGGGGTAGCCCCAAGACACCTCAAAGATCGCCCCTCCTGCGAGCTCCTCACGATCAAAGAGAGACAGGTCGAAGTTGTTGAGCTGGAGCGTGAGCTTGTCGGCCTTCTTCTCGGAGTCCTCGAAGCTGAAGGCGATGAGGCGCTCGCTCAGATTGAGGGGCTCTCCTGCCACTGCGTGTTCATTGGGGAGCAGGGTCAGGCGCACTCCTGGTGCTGTTCTTTGATAGGGCTGATGGTGTGTGCTCATCGATCTCAGCTCATTTGGTTATGCCCACCGGCCTTGGACGCACGGGGGCTACATCTGAATAGAGCTAAAGTGGGGCTCTGGTGGGACGCGCTATCGGGGCTGTTTCTTAGAAAAGATGATATCGGTCAGGACGCGCAGGGAGGGGATGAACAGCGTGCGTCCAGGGGACAACGTCAAGGTTGGATCGATGATGGGCTGGGGCTGAAAGTCGGCGATGACCCACCAGAACCCACAGGCTCTTGGCAGCGGCGCGAAGTAGCGCCCGGCGAGGCCCCAGAGCGTGTCGCCCTCGACGACGGTGTGTGCGCGGTTGTCGCTGTGATGGTGGTAGCAGTAGGGCTCGCGCTCGGTGAGGAGGCGGCGGCCCTCCTCGTCAAGCACGCCGAGAGTGAAGCTGTATCTGGAGCCAGTCTTGGGGGGCATGATCAGCTCCTCCTGAGATCTTCAGAGGTCACTCGGACATCAAGGATCTCCTCAAAGCTGACCTGGGCTGTGTAGAGCATGACGCGACCATCTACAGCGAGCTGGCTGTATTGAAAGCTCACTGAGGTCAGCACCGCCTCAACAGTCAACACCTCAGGCCAGATGATCAGCACACGCGGCGGCGCAGCTTGAAGCACGCTCTGGGCGTTATCTGGCGGCACAGTCAAAGCGCGGAGGAAGGCGCGGAAGTCCATGATGTCAACGTCGCCGGGCTGCTCTGCTGCGAAGTAGCGATCGAGATAGAACTCGACTCCGCTGATCTGCCTGTTGC